AGGAACAGCCGTCATTGCTTTACCAGCTTTTGAAACTTCTCCTCCAGCTTGTTTGGCTCCTTCACCCATTTTTTTAGTTCCAGAAACAACATCTTTCATGCTGGAAATTGTATCTTTTAAACCTCCATTAAATATAAAATTCTTTGCCTGAACAGCTAATAAAATAGTTCTGTAAGCACCCCACGCAACAACAGCTTTTCCAACATATTCTAAAATTGTCCCAAGATTTCTAGCGATAAAACTCAATCCTTCAACTAATATTTTACTTGTTCCTTCACCACTTGAAAGGCTTAATACAACAGCATTCCAACTTTCCTTCAATTCATTAAAAGCAAAGGATAAAGTTTTTGTTCGGTCCTGTGCTTGTTTGGAGGCTGTTCCCTGTTTATCCATTCCAGCCGTTAATTCTGCAATACGTTCTGTATTTTGAATTAAAGTTGTTGCTGAAACCGTATTTTCTAAACCGAAAACTTTAACCATTGAAGCGTTGTCTTTTAAAAGTGGTTTAAGTAGTTTTAAACGCTCTGAAAATGGCTTTGATTTGTCTTTTAAATCATCAAAAGAAACTCCCAAAGCTTTCAATCGTTCTTGTGCTTCTTTTGGCAAAGCATCTGGAGCTGAAATTTTTAACATAACATTTCTTAAAGCCGTTCCAGCTTCTGCACCTTTTAACCCTTTTTCAGCTAGTGTTTCAATTAATCCAACACTTTCTTCAATAGGTACATTTGCATTTTTTGCAATTGCTCCAAATTTTAATAACGCTTCCGTAACCTGTGGAATTTCTGCTGAACCTAATAAAGCACCGTTTGCAAGTGCATCAATAAATTGACCAGCCTTTTCCGCTGGTGCACCAAATTGATTCATGGCATCTGTCAAGGCTGTTGCTGATTCTGGTAATGTCATTCCAGAAGCCTGTGAAAGTGTTATTGCTGACTTTGTAACAGCATCAAGAGCCTTTGCATTTTTTAAAAGTTCTGGTTTTGCCGAGCCAATTAATTTATAAGCTTCAATAACAGCACTCGCGCCACCTTGAACGCCTTTGCCCATTTCAATAGCTTGTTGCTTATAAAATTCAAGGTCTTTTCCTCCAGCACCAGTAATCGAAACAAGGTCTGCGATTTTTTGGTCAAATTCAACAATAGTTTTTCCGGCACTGGTAACAACCGTTCCAATTCCAAAAGCTAAACCAAGTTGACCAAGTCCATTTCTTAATTTATTAACGGCACCCGAATAATCACCAACTTTTCGGAAATTATCACCAACTGTTTTATCTAATTTCTTTAATTGAACATCCCCTTGTTGAGCCGATTGAGTAACTTTTTTATAAGTACTTGCTAATTCTCTGTATTCTTTGGTATTTCGTTTTCCAGATTGCTCCAAATGAAGTAATTCAGCACCTAATTTCTTGCTTTCGTTTTTTAATTCCCTAGTTTTTAACTCTAGTTGCTTATAAGCATTCGCTTCATTTGTAATTGCTTTTGTTTGGCGTTCAATTTCTTTAGTTGCTTTTGCATCTGCTGTGGCTTGTTGTTGGCTTGTTTTAAGCTTCTGTTGAGTTGATTTCTCTATCTCTGCATCGGCTTTGGCTTTTAATGCTTTTAAACGGCTTAATTCTTGTTCAATTTTGATTGAATCCTTTTGAATTGCGTTAACCTTTGTAACCGATTTTCCAAATTCATCAATACTTTTTGAATTATCAAACTTTGCGCCTGTAATTCCCTTTTTTAAAACAGTAGCCGTTTCACGAAATTCATTATTAATCTTCTCAATTGAAGTAATTGTTTTTTCGGCTGAATCTCTTATGTATTTAAAGATGTCAATTTCCGCAATGTCTGAACTTGTTATTTTTTTTGCCATTATTTCTATTTGTTTGCCCTTGAAAATTCGTCCAATAAAACAAAGTATTCAAAAGCCGTTATTTCTTTAATTCTTATTCGTTCTCCCATCCATTTTCCAATGTGGACCAAGGCTTGTTCAATACTCATTCCATTTCCAGAATTTGCCAACATACTTTTCAATCTTGCTTCCTCAATTTCAATTAATGTTAACTTAAACCGTTCATGTGTTAAGATAAAATCAATTTGTAAAAGAGCTTTTTTCTTCATTAAATTCAAATGCTTTAAATGAATTTCTGTTAATCCTCGCTCTAGTATGTAATTATCATAAATTCTTAACCAGCGTTCAATATCTTTTTTTCCGTATGTACTGCAAACTCGCTTGTTTACATAGTTAAATTGACCGTCTAAACACTTAATCCAACTTTCCAAAGGAATATCCTTAACCGATTTCCAATGACCTCCTAATAAATGCGATGTACTTCTTTTTAATTTGTTCACGAAGCTTATCCATGTTTTCTGTAGTGAGTCCAACAATACCATCCCCATATTTAAAAAATAAATTATCCGTTCCCTTAATTGGGTCCGCGTCAATAATAAAACTATCTGAAAGTACTGTTATAAACATACTTTTGTAAAAATCTCCTGTATCTTCCAAAGTGTAAGGAGTACCAGCAATTTTCAACGGGTTAATACTTTCTGTAAATTCTGAATATAACCCTAATAAATCCCCATCCTCGTCAATTCCTTGTTGTAATTGGTCTTTTTGAATCCAATCTAATATAAACCTCTTTAATTCATTATCAAACGCTTCATACCACGCCATTTGCCCTGAAATAACCATTGCTTTTCGTAGTTTGTCGCCTAATAAAGTTTGCATTAAATCAACCATATTGCAAATGTATTCTTTTTCTTTATTAATGTATAAAAAAAGGGTGCAAATTGCTTCACACCCTTTCACCATTTTTAGGTTACGTTTTATTCAACGTTTTTCGCTTTTTTTCCGTTTGCTTTCTTCCAAGCCATTTTCACGATTAAAGCGCTAATATGACTGAATTTTTCTACGGCTTCCTTTTCTGTTATTGATTTCAACGTCTCCGTATGAATACCAATTTTTCCGATTTGGATATACATTTCAAACCTAAATTATACAACTACCTCTGTTCCGTTTCCAATGAAACCAGTTTTGTTCAAAGTGAACGTTAAACTGTCTGAAACTGATTGAGAAGCATAAGTAATTGTGTATGTTCCATCTGGTCCTTCAATAGCCGATAATACGATAACAGGTGCCGGAGTAGTATTATTAAAAATTGAAAAATCTGGAGCTGTTCCACCGATAAACTTTAACTTGTTAATTGCCGTTCCATAATCAAAATCTAATTCAATAACGGCAACAGTTTGACCACAAGAAACAAAGTCAAAATTCACATCAATTAAGCCTGTTAAAGAATTAAAATCAATTCCAGCTTCTGTTGGTGTAATCATATAAAGTGTTGAATCGTCAAATAAACGAGCGAAATCAAAAGCCACCATAATTTTTGAAGTTGTTGAATCAGTTGCAACCATCCAACGAGGGTCAAAGCTTGGATTATCAACTGGAACAGGATATAAAACGTCCCCCTCTTGACTGCCTACTAAATCACCATTTACATCAACGATATAAACCCCAAAATCAACGCAACGATTACCTTTTAATTTTCCAAGTAAAGTCGTGCTTGAATCTTCTGCCCAAAGTTCCCCAGCGAAAGAACGAACTCCTTCACGTAAAAACACTTTACGTCCAGAATTACTTTCTTCGAATTGTGAATCAGCTTTTGGCATTTCAACATTCTCAAATTTTGGTAACGGGAACCAACGTTTTGAAGCATCTGCTTCGTTTACTAAATCAGACCAAACAGGCAAAGGAATAGTTAAATTTATTCCGTTTCTTGTTCCATCGTTTGCGTATAACGGCACCATGATAAGTGTCGAAGTTACGCTTTGAATTGGAATACAATTTGGTTGCCCTGTGTTTCCTAATCCATTTGTGCAATTACATCCTACTGACATATTTTCTCTTTTTTTTAATTTAACAAATACAATTCATCCCTTTGTAAATCGGTAGGGTTAACCTTAAATCAACAGACGTTAAATTCGCATCAATTATATTATTGATAAAACCTTTTTCGCTTTCTGTTCCCAGCTTGTCAAGCACTTTTTGTCTGTAATCGGTTACGGTTTTAAAAATTGGGTTTTGCACAATCACTTTTTTAAATTCTTCAACCATATTTAATAATGATTGCACCCTAAAATTGTGAATGTCCTTTATTTTCCAACTTGTGAC